TGCGTTATTAGCCGCTGGGGTTACAAGTCCAGTTGTATGGTTTGTTGTTCCAACAGTTCCCGCATTTGAATTTAATCCAGCGCCAGCATATCCTGTTGTGGTATATGTAGCTGTTCCAGTACCTAATTGAACTTGTAGAGCAGATGCCCCATTGGTTGAAACTGCATTAAACATTACTGTAATACGTTCAACGCTGCTGGGTATATTTAAAAATGCAATACCAACTACGGTAATAGTTGTTGAAGCGACGGTCTGAGAAACACTAACTGTATATGTACCTGTACTACCAGCTGTTCCAGTTAACTGCGCTAAAACCGTTGTACCTGCTGTAACACCTGTACCAGCAATAACTTTACCTATATTAATTGTACCAGAACCAACTGCGGTCACTGTCATTGTTGTGCCACTAATAGATGCAGTAAACGATGTAAGTGTTGTGGGTACAGCGGTAGCTATTTTAATAGCCCCAACAACATTACCCGTTACTGTTAGGCCGCCCGCTATTGTTACATTCTGCGAAGCGTCGGCAGTAATAGCAGTGGTACCAACACCTGTACCTGTTTTAATTTCCAATATGCCGGTACCGTCAGGAGTGAATGTACCTCCTGTTGTAACATTACCAGCTTTTAATACTGTAGCCATATCTACCTCTTAAGTAATTACCACAAAGTTAGCACCGTCTTCTACAGTTATTGAGAACCCATTTGCTACCGTCACAGGTCCAACTAACATTGCATTATTTCCGGTTGTAACTGTTATATTTTGACTTACTGTGGCTGGGTTTACATACGGGAACGAAGACCCTCCGCTAGCAGCAATAGTTATGGAACCATTACCATTTGTGATTGTAATGTTCGAGCCAGCAGTTAACGTTGTTTTATTTAATGTGCCAGTAGAAGAATCACCTATTAATAACTGCCCATCCGTAAAACTATTTGTATCAGTGCTATCTAAAAATACTGCTCTTTCAGCAGGGTATGTACAAAAAATGGTAACTGCTCCGGGGAAAGTGACAGAAGAACCCGAGTTACTAGATTCAAGTACGCTCATACGGGCGATTGTGTCGGGGCCATTTAAGTACATCCCATACCCAACTTCCCAATTACCACTTGCGTCTGTTGCTCCATAGTACGTATTATTGCCCGCACCTATTACGGCAAAGTCTTGAAAGCCCGCAACAGAACCAGACAAGTTAAAAGTTGTCGTATTGGGGGCCGTCCCAGTTTGTTGTACTCTATCTTTGACTACGAGTGCCATAATATTCCCTTAGATTTCTAGTGCGGTATCTATATCAGTCCAACCAGCATCGGGTTCAGTATTTATCTGTGTCCACCCTGTGCTAGCTGAGGCTTCTATTTCTTGCCAACCTGTACCACCATTTGAATTAATAATATTCCACTGTATCTTAGATTCCACATTACCTACAGTACCTTCGGCAGAAACGCCCAGTAATGACATAAACTGCACGTATGCAACATCATTAGTAGTTACAGCAGCTGTTACTCCGGTTAAGAACGCTGGTATTTCGTAAGTTAGTGTACCTGCGGAACCTGTAGCTATTTGTCCCTCTAATACCTGACCTGCTTCAATATTAGGCGTTGTAACTGTTGCAGTAACTCCAGTGATAGGCTGAGGCTGCTCACGTAAAACATCGCCCGCAGTTCCAGTAGCTGTTACGCCGGATATATCTCTTAAGTCATCACCTCTGCGTATATTACCAACTCTGCCTGTAGCCCTAACACCTGTCAGTTCTACTGCAAAACTCGATGTTACGTTCCCAACACTACCTGTACCTGTAACTTTAGTAATTGGACGACCAGCAATAACAGAACGAACCGAAGTTGTAGCAATTACACCTGTCAGGGTCTGGGTTCTAGCCCCTAAGGATACATTACGAACACTACCTGTTGCTGTGTTACCTGTAAGTGTTACTGTTCTTGTTACTCTACCTGTTAAACCAACAACAGAGCCAGTAGCTGTAACCGCAGTTAATCTTGTACCGCCATTTGTAAACCCAGCTGATGCCGTAGCTGTATTACCTGTCAAAGAAACAAACGGACCGCTCTTAACCGTACCAACACTTCCCGTTCCAGTACGTCCTGTTATAGCTGAAACTTCACCGGCTGCTGGTACAGTACCAACACTTGTAGTCGCAGAAACACCCGTTAATGTTCTAGGTATACGGGCGGTTACAGTACCCACCGTGCCAGTCGCTGTGTTACCTGTAAGTGTTAAGCTTCGCGCTTCTTTAACTACAGTGCCAACAGAGGTAGTAGCGGTCACACCTGTTAATGCTTTACTACGAGCAGTTGCTATTATACCAAGAGATGTTGTAGCAGTATTACCGGTCAGTCTTTGACCACCACGTATTGTACCTACAGAACCTGTTGCACTTACGCCAGACAACGTTACGCTCTTAACACCTACAACAACATTGCCTACAGAACCATAAGCAAACTCTTTCTTTAGAGTATGGAGCATACCGGCTACTGGGGTGCCAGCGGTTCCTGTTGCTGTTACAGCAGTGGGGGTTTCTCTATGGTCTTCTTCAACGTTTCTTACAGAACCAAAAACTAATACACCTATTCCGGGTTTAGTAATAGTACGAATATTACCGACAGTACCTACAGTTCCAGCAGCGGAAACACCAGTAAACGCTTGACCACCACGAATATTACCGACAGAACCTGTAGCGGATACACCTGTAAGTGTTTCTACATGGTCTTCAACGGGGGTTTGTACTGCACCTATAGCAGTTACGCCAGATAGCGTAAAGGTTTTATTTTGTTGAGTTATATCCCCAACAGAACCCGTAGCGGTGTTACCTGTAGTCTCTTCTTCGTGTACAGGTGTTGGTGTTCTAACGATGCTAGTAGCAGATACCCCAGTCAATACAGCGCCGATAGTCATCGTACCGGCGGTACCAAAAACTAAGTTACCACTTATTGCAGGTGTAGCACGATACGTTATATTACCAACAGAGCCTGTAGCCGTAACCGGGGCTGGTGTTTCTTCGTGGTCTTCAACGGGGGTTTGTACTGAACCTGTAGCAGTTACGCCAGATAAAGACGTAGTGTGGTTTGCTAAGGAAGGTGTTCCGGCTGTACCCGTAGCAGTTACGCCTGTTGGGTATACAGGTACTGCATTGATTACTATACCAACTGAACCTGTAGCAGTTACGCCAGATAAATCTTCACTTATCCCTTGTGCTACATCGCCAACAGATGTACTGGCGGATACTCCAGTTAAGTCTACAACTACAATCTGTGCATATACTACGGTGCCAACAGAGCCAGTAGCAGTAGTAGCCGTGACAGAAACATCTGCCGTAACGCTAACTACCCCAACACTACCAGTAGCTGTAACACCAGATAGAGTAACACTAACCCCACCAGCTGCGGGTAGGGTAGAAAAAGGGGTAGCGGCGAACGAACTTATACCAAACATGGCTTCTCCGTCCGCCTTTTCTTAAGTTAAGCTATATTCAGCAAAGCTGTGCCGGGACCATTTGTTGGCATAACCAGTGTGAAAGTACCTGCAGTAATTGTCTGCGCACCGAATGTATGAACACTGACTGCTTTGTTTGTTTGTGAGCTGTTATAAATCAATACAGCATCAAACGAAGTAGACAGGGTTACGTTGGTGTACGTAATTGAAGCTGAAGGTGTCCAGTATGCGGTAGTACCACTGTTAGTTGGGGCCGTTGCATTAGTTACAGTCACACCACCAGCGGTATAGTTTGTACCGGTTACTTCACCAGTCGATGAGTACACAGTTGTACCTGCACCCAAAGAAGCAGAAGCTAAATACAAAGCTGCTTTAAAAGTATCGGCTACACCTGTACCACGAGTAGGGGCAGTACCGAAGTTGTGTGTTGCAGTCAGAATCTCGGTTTTAAACGAGGTCGTCATTGCTTGTGAATTTGGCATGATCTAAGTCCTATTAAAAAGATGCGGCGACGGCTTCGCCCATTAAGTTAAATTTCTTCAGTGTCATGTGCACTGAGCGATGTACTAGCTCGCCGTCCAGCCAGTATTCTGTCCAGAGGACTGTCTCGTTATCGTTGTCGACAGTACCCTCTTTTTTCTCGAGCAAAGATTCTTCCATCTCGCCCTTGGTAGTATTTACTAATGCCATCTTATCTCCTAAGTAAACCGCAATAGTGCGGTCGTTGATGAATTAACAGGCATCGTTACAGTAAAAGTATTTGTCGCTGTTTTATCAGAGCCAAAGTCTAAAACCGCAACTGACTTATTGCCCTGTGTTACGTTGTATATCAAGGCTCCACGAGCTGTAAAAACCGCTGGGTCCCATACTACATTACCGAAATTAACATACACTATCCCGGTTGTTGCATCAGTATTGACTGAAACACCATCTAAAACTTTACCACCAGCAGTATACCCGCTCCCTACGACTTCGTTATCTGTTATGTACTGCGTTGTAGTTGGGCCTATTGTTGCAAAGCCTGTATACAACGCTATGTTTAGTGTATCCGATACAAGGTTCTGCACCGCTTGGAGCATCTCTTGTTTGAAGCTTGTGGTTAATGTTTGCTGTATAGCCATTACGGATTAACCCTAATCTTTGCTTGTCCATCACGGTACGCGTCACCACGTTCTAGACCAGTTCCCAGACGATTCAATTGACCTATAGCTTCATCATACTTAGCTTTATAGAACGCCATTACGTCTTGCTCACCCTTCATAAACACATAGGCTTCAAGCAATGCACCGTATAACAAGACTGGGCTATAGTTCAAACTCAACCATGTAGTGCCATCATCTGCTACTGTGATCGACTCTGGGTAAGCATAGTAGTGTAGCTCAGCTGTATAAGCAACATCAGGTGTTGGGGCGAACATAAAGCTCAACGAGTCTTGTGGCGCATTCGCCACTACCTTAGGGCCAAATAAAGCATAGTACTTAGGTGTACCTGTCTCGTTTGCGTCTGGGTAAGCGGCGCGTAAGAAATTTACATCTTTGTTTAGTAAGTAATCATAGCCAGTAGGTGCATCTATAATAGCCATAGAAAACACTGACATGAAGTCACCGGGGCATGACAAGTACTTATTACCTGCAACTAACAAACCTGTTACGTTCTTACGGAGTGGCGGAATCTGAACCGAGTTATAAATGCGCTCTTCAGCCTGCGTAATAAACGTAGGGATATATTCTATAAACGCAGGGTCATCGTTCTGCGTATAGGTAATGATTGTATTAGTAAGCTCGGTTAGAGTCATCTATTAACCCATCGGGCCTCGTGCCATCACACCTTTAGTAGCTGCGCCTGTGCCACGGATTTTAATACCGTCAGTCTTTACATCTTGGTTAGCAGGATCGCCTGCAGACACACGAGGTGTAGCAGTTTTCTTAGTCATCTTATCAGCGACTAACTTGTTCGGGTCTTCCATTTTCTTCATGACCATAGGGCCTCCAGACATACTATGTGGTTTGGCATAGACAGCGGCTTGACCCACTTCTTTGCCCATTACCTTTTGTGAAAACTTAGCCATTAACGGCCTCTACCAGAAGATTTCTGGTTCATAGCACGAGCCAAGTTACGACCATACTTCTTCATATCCAACGAAGTTACACCACCTTTAGCATAACAAGCTGCGCCACCCTTTTTTAGAGCTAGTGCAGTTTTCTTACCTGCGTGCTGCTGGGTATCGTGTTGACCCATAGCTTTCTTAATCATAGCTTTGTCTTGTTTTTTGTCCATCTTGTCCATGTTTTACTCCTAAGTTGTCGTGATAGTCACGGTTCCTACTGCACTTATGCTTATTAGATAATTGGGGGTTAAACCAAAATCATTAGAGCTAGCACCGCCTACTGGTCGCCAACCCCATTGAAATACTCTGCTACCACCTTCAGGTGAACCAAACGCATCTACAACATCTGGAGGGGTAGATGTTAACTGTAACCCACTAAAACCAGACTGGTAATAACTATTGTCAGGACGTGGCTCCCGTACCGCTTGTGGGTCATCAACAGGGTACATACCTAATTGTAACTGAGGTTGATCCTGTTCCCAACACGTGTGACATACTTTAATACTGACCTGCTTAGTCTTAATCGTGAGCTTCTTAAGCTCTTTCAACTTGTACCTGAACCCGCAGCGATCACACTCTGCAATCGAGTTCTTGGCTGAACTAAACCTATTACCCATGATTAGAAGAACATTTCACGTGGGACTAAACGATCCGCAGCTTTCTCACGATCTTCTGTAGCTGCCCATTCCCAAGCTTCATCGTACGCGGCTTTTAAACCCAGTACGCGATTTGGATCAACTTCAGGTTTCTTCATTGCAATCATGTATGCCAAGCCTGCAGTTAAGCAGCTTAAGAAACGGAAAGGAATATCAATTACATTAGTACCATTACCCGCATCGTAAATCCTTTTCATTCTCCAATAATAGAAAACGTAAAAGGGTTGTTCAGCAGTACCTTGATCTGGTGCAGGCCACACATTTATTTGTGGATTTTTCGCTGCCGCCTCGTTGGAGCCAACCTTTTGCCCGGACTGTCTATTAATCCAGACTTGAATGGGTCTTCCCTGTGCTTCTTTGTTGGGGATGGTTGAGTACGTGGATACACTGATCCGAGTAATGTTGAGGTCTGTCTGGTTAGGACCTTGTCCGGAAAAAGTCCGAATAACATGCTCCACCAAATCAACGGTGTCAACAGGTAGATCATACGTAGTCTGCCCTTGTACTAAATTAATAGAGCCTTCTTCAATCGTCCAGAGATTGATACCTCTGTTTGCCCACTCAGCCGTCAAGAAGTTCATGCTACGACGAGCGGTTCTAAAATCATAACCCGTACGTAACTCTAAGCCACAACGCTCAAAAGCCTCTTCGAATAGTTCGTTGAGGTCAGGATTAAACGTAGTTGTAGCTGAGGTATATGCCATTACATTCTTTCCACGGCTTCGTAGCCACGTAGCTTTATGCGAAGACTTTCGATTTCTTTGTCACGCTCTTCCAACTTCTTTACCAAACTAGCGCTCAAGTCATATGCATCGACCAGAACCTTCATACGCTCATTGTGGTCATCCATCATCATTTGATATAAACGCTCAGATGCTTCTATTTGCTTCTGGTAAAAATCGCTCATTGTAGTCATTATCTAAATCCTGCAGTTTTTTTGGCTATGCCTTTAGGCTGCTTAACAAATTGTTTACCAGCAGCTTTTCCTTGTCGCTTTGCCTTCGTTGTGGCTGCATACTCGGCGGGGCTTAGTGCTTTTATCGCCTTTTCTGGGAGGTACCGCTCTCCTGTCTTTGACGATGGTTTCCCGCTTTTGGTTCGCCATTTCTGGTCTCCCCAATCTTTTAGACTCTTTTGCGGCGCTTTCATACTAGTCTTTGTATCCACCACCTGCTGCTTTATATTTCTTAGCAACAAGCTGTGCTTTACGGGCTGACCACTGCCCTGCGCCGGTACCATGAGTTGCTGCGGCTTTTACTTGAGACACAATCTTTTTACGTAGACTAGGCTTTGTGTAATTACCAGCAGCATTAACCTTCCCACCTTCTTTATACTGAGTAAAGTCAGTATCATCCCTACGGGCTTTTTTAACACCCTTAGGCATCTTAGATGGAGCAATGTCGCCCATACCCCGCGAGGCTTTCATTAGCACATACCGCCTTTTTTCATGCCTTTGTTGCCAGCCATAACAATCTGCTTGGCTTTGGTTTTACCTTTAGAAGCGATACCATCAGCTGATTTGTGACCACCAGCCAAACCGCCTGAAGCCATCTTTTTCATTGGCTTCTTATCTGCCGCCGCTGCTTTTTTCTTTGCAATCATTTCCATGAACGGATTTGCTTTTGCCATTAAACCACCTCTTTTAAAAGTTTTGCCTTTATCGGCTTTAGTAAATTCGGCACCTACTTTTTGCGGGATACCGAGTTCTTTAGCTTTGGTAGGGTTATTAGCCACCATCGCCATTAAGTTGTGCTGCTTTTTAGATACACTAGGCACGAGTCTTACCACGAATTGCAATACCATCTGCACGGGCTGAAGCGGACTTAACTGAACCACCACTCTTCATACCTAAACCTTTTTTGTATGTCTCGCCATACTGCTTAGCGCCTTCAACAAAATCTTTACCAAACTTAGAAGCTTTCTCTTTAACATAGTCAATTGCTTCGCCAACAGCTTTACGAGGAGCTTTGTTGTCTTCCTCTTCTTGCTTTTCGTAGCGCTTACGGCCCTCTTCTTGGGCTTTGTCCATCGCTTCGTTTTTCTGATCTAGCTTGCTGCTTTCAGATTGTTTATCTTTAGCCATTATATTACCCCTTAAACTTGCTAATAAACTTCTGAACAGTTTTGGTTTCCCAAATGCGAATAGCAGTCCAGATGATAGTAAATAATGCTGCAATAGCTGGAAGTGCTTCCATCAATGTTCCTAGTACTGTTAATAACGACAACGCATCAACTGCGTGTTTAGTAACTTCGTTTTGATCTAGCATTTCCAAGCCCTCAAAGATTTATTAATGCGGCTATTCGGATCGTTCGCAGTTTTTGCAGATGTGAGTTTCTTTTTCATACCTGACATACGGGCGCAGAATGACTTTTTCCGACTTCCGCCTTCCGGCTGGGGAGCTTTCAAATTCATACCTTGCGCTTTGGCAGAGGCTCTCCCTTTGGCGTTTAAGCCGCCAGCGGGGTTCTTGCCCTCTTTGCGCTGCCATGCGGGTGACTTAGCCATAGAACACCGTTGTTGCGTTTACGTTAGATAGTTCTATGTATAGACTGGTTTGGAATAATATGCCCTCACCGGGAACCAACACGTAAATAGTAAATGAATCACTAGTACCTACATCAAGCTCACAAAGGACTGGACCAGTGGAACCGCCGTCACGAAATTTAATAAATCCATCAGCACCGCTCCCACGATAAGACACGCTTTTTAGGCGTGTTCTACCATTAAAAGCAGTACCTGATGCTATTAGGTGTGCTGACTTAACGTCTGTTTGCATCATGATAGATGCTCCTATTAGGCTGGGGTAACTGTAGTAGTGCCGTCAGAACCCTTCCAAGGGGATGCAGCGAGCGCACCTGTAGACGTATAGATTAGACCGGTAGTACGATCTACTACTGATTTACCTGCTACTTTGTTTTGTGTGTTGACTACGTTACCAACAGCACCTAATGCTGCTGCGGTTGTAGATGGGAAGATGAATCCATTCTGGGAAGTGACTGGACCCGAAAAGGTAGTATTTGCCATGTTAAATTGTCCTTACATGCAAGTTGGGCGTATCTGTCTGCATGTCGTCAGCCGGGACTGTCAGATACACCGGGAACCCCGGGATGCCGTAGTTATATCACACCTAATAAAAAAAGCAAGTACAATATAAAGATGCCACATAAAGACATAAGCTCACGTCGGGCGACAAACCGACGACATTATGAACGAAACAAGGCCGCTGTTATTAAGCGAAATGCTGAGTTTAAGGTTACTGCAAGGGCTAAATGGGCTGAATTTAAGGCTACTCTATCCTGCACAAAATGTGGTGAAAACCACCCAGCCACACTAGATTTTCATCATGTTGTACGTTCGCCAGACAACGTTAAAGTATATAAATTAACAGCAGACGGGGCATACAAGAAAGCCCTAAAAGAAATTGAAAAGTGCGTAGTGTTATGCAGTAATTGCCATAGAAAACATCATTACGAAGAAGCTCAGGAAAAGAAAAAGGGAGCCGAAGCTCCCCAAGATTAGATTTCGTTTTGCTCGAAGTTGTAATACTCTTCTTCGTCTTCTAACTCTACCCAATCATCTTCATCTTCGTCGAAATAGTACCAAACTGCATCCTCTTCGTCGAACCACCAAGCTACGCCATCTTCGTCGTATTCAATGCCATCTTCTTCGTCTTCTAACTCTTCTTCATCTTCGTACTCATACTCGTACTCTTCTTCAAACATCATTTCATCATCAATATGTATTGTAACTTTCATAACATTTCTCCGCCAAGAAAAACAGCAACATAGCTGCATCCGTATTATACCCCGGGAATGTTACAAATAAAAAAGGGAGCCGAAGCTCCCTCTTAGTTGCCAAAACGCTATTAAGCGCCTGGTGAACCAAACATACCAAGCGGATCGGACCAACCGAAAGAATAACGCTCACGTGACTTGTAGCGAACGTTACCGGTGTCAAAGTCACCGTCCATCGAGTTAGCCAATGGGCTACGTACAAAGTGCTTCATACCGTTAGGTACGTCGGTTGTTAAGAACCAAGCATTTGTATCGGTCAAGAAGTGGTTAATCGCATAGCCTTCTGGGATTGAACCGTTGTTCTTGATTGCATTGATATCGTTGTCAGCTGTACCGACGCGGAGTTCGGTTTCTAACAGACGAGTTGCAACGAATTGCAGTGCTGGTGGAACGATCAGTTTCTTTGGCTTAGCAGCGATCAACAGACCACGTTCATCAGTCCAAGCAGCGATCTGAATAACAGCGTTTTCCAACGAAGTTTCGTTCAAGTCTGCAGCTGTAGCTGGTGTGTTGCTGTTAAAGCCACCGGAAATTAAAGGATGCTGAGTAGAGAACAAAGGCACGCCGTCACCGCCGTAGAAAGCAGCTGAGTTTGTGAAACCATAGTTCAATGTGTTAGCAGCTTTAACTTGCTTGGTGTAAGCCATAGCACGAGCCAAAGATTTGGTGTAACGAGCGGACAACGAATCATACAAGTTGTCTTCGATAGCTTCTTCAGTCAAGCTGAAGCCCAAAGCGATTGTTTCGTGTGTATAGCGAGCAGTCCATGCTTCTTGTGCATTGTCATAAGCGATGGCGGAACCTTCGTTTTTAACAGGTGCAGCTGAGAAACCAGACAGCTTTGTTTCTTCTTCAAATGAACGCTCGGAGGTCTCTGTTTCGTAGATCTCTTTGTGTTCTTCGCCGTAGCGAGCATATTCCAAACCAAACAGAGCATTTAAGCCCGGTAAGAGTTCTTTAAGTAGTTGGGCGCGTGAAATTGCCATGATTTAATCTCCTTATACACCAGTGGTGTTGTTATACTGATGCGTATTGAGCTTAACCAGCAATTCTACATAGTTGCCAGAAGCCAACTGAGTTTGCGGGACCACATCAATAATACGAACAGGCAGGGTGTTAGTTGTGTCTGACGAAGCTGCATCAATACCCGATCTTGAATTACCAGTAGCGGAATTGTAAGAATTGATAATCAGAGCCATGTTAGAACCAACAACAGCACGAGTAACACCAACAGTTGATACGGTTGTGCCAGCACTTAAAACAGCTACTTTAAACAAAGCATTAGTATCATCAACAACATAAACGATACCGTTAGTCGCAGAAGCTGGTAAGAACTGAGATTGTACCGTTTGACCCAAGGTGTTTGTGTACTGACAGCCAACAGACACACCGCAAGGTGTACCAGCGGTACCATCAGTCATTTTATCTACACCACCAGCGGTGGTAAGATTTACCGGATCACCAAACGCAATCACGGCATTGCCGGAAATTGCTGGGATCTGGCGAATTGCACCTGCATATGGCATACCATCAATACGATTGATAGCGATTAGACCATATGGAGTGCTTACAGTAGGATAAGCCATGTTTTACTCCAAATTAAAAAAGTTTATTTACCTTTACCGAACGACGTTGAGGACTTTCTCTCCGAAAAGAGTGGCATCCGTGGGTCGTTCTCGCGCATCAAGCTATTGTCAACAGCCGCAGTCTGCGCATTGGTTTGTTGGTTGTAGTATTCACTACGTTGATCCACAAATTCCGATGGCGTTTTGCATAACAATAACCCGCCGACTTCGATATTGCCTTTAAAGCGACTATCTGGGTCGACTAGCAGTTGAAACTTTGGTTGTTCTTCGATCTTTACAGGCTCCCAACCCTCACGTAATTTCGCAGAAATGTTACGAGGGTCAGCGTTGTTAAGTGTCGAGACACGAATCCATCTATACGAGAAGCCCGGTTGCTTATCTGGTTCAGGTAGCAATTCTGCAGGTGCCCACTGCTTAGGACGCACTTGCACTTCACGGGTTTCTAGTTCACGAGTAAGTCTGGTATTAGCCATTATTGTTTCTCCAATTTAAGAAATTCTTTAACGTATTGCTCCGGGGTAATTCTCAGCTTCTTTATCAGTGCAGTTTGCGCTGTAGTGAGCCTTACCTGTTTAGGTGCAGTACTACGTTTGGCTGATGCCACGACTGTCGTCGCTTTGCGCTGGGGTTTGGAGTCAGCTGAATTATCATCTTCATCAGTTGCGTCGTTTGGAAACGCTTCTGGAAACCGTTTACGTATGGTGCTGTCTATACGCCGGTAGTAATCTTCTGTACCCACATATTCGGGGCCATATTGATTTGCAAGTTTTTCGTGAAGGCCGAGCGCCGCTTGTGTCATCTCTGGGTCTTTTTGAAACCAAGAGCTATTGCGCTCATTCCAGTCAACAAATTTGGGATCAGGGGCCGATTTTCGGGTCGGTTCTGAATATGTCGGTAGTTGTACATCATTTTTTGTATCTTGTAAAGTAGGTTTAAAGTCTTTAGCCTGCTCCGCCTTAAGGCTAGCCCTAGTCAACTTCTGCTGAGCTTCTGCCATTAAGTCAGGATCGCCGGACTCATAAGCCTCTTTAAACTGCTTTTTTGCCATCTCAAGGTCTACATCGGCAGCGTATTGCATGGTCGAGATGTACTCTTTCTCGCCGGTTGCCATTGTAGATTTAAGCTTTTTGTTCTCTTCAATCACCTGCTGCGCTAGACGAATAGCCTCCGCTTGCTCTCGCTGAGCTGCTTCTTTCTCACGACGTTCATCGTGATAGACCTTCTTCATCTGGAGAATGCGTTCTTTTGCTTTCGCAGAATATTCCTCTAACTCGTCTTCTTCAATCTGTTGGACGATCTCTTTGGGCATCGGTTTGTGCCCGCGATCCTCAGGTGGGGTATCATCCTCGATAGTGATCTGGAATTCTTCCGACTCGTCTTGCTGCACTGCAGCATTTTTAGTCTCATCCAGCTCATCGGGAAACTTATATTCATTTTTATCTAATGCCATTTTGTCTCCTATGCTCTAGAAATACCACGTGGGTCTTGAACCACAGCTTCGACCGTATCTTCATTAATGATGCGGAACTCTCTGCCATGAATCTTCAAGCGTGTGCCTGAATTAGGACGTGCAAGAATAAAGTCTCCCTGTTTACACCAAGGGCCTGTTGGGTAGCGCTCCTTGTCTGTGTAGCAATCAGGGCCTAACTTAACAACGAAGAACACGGTACTTAGTACCTCTTCGAAATGTTTTGTTGAGTCAGCTTTAATAATGCCACTCTCGTACGCATCTTCCTGCTCTGGTAAAGCTACTAGGATGTGATAACCAGATGGCTCTGGTAATTGACTTGCTTTTTCTTCTGCTGTTTGTGGCAGAACGGTTGCATCTAAACTATCGGGGTTTGAGCCGATTAGAATTTCATTCATCAAATTGCTCCAAGTTTTTTGCGAGGTCTAGTAAATACATCTCCACTGCAGTGAGGCCTCGAATCTCTCCGCAAATGAATTGATACTCTTCGTAGTTTTTAGCAGCTCTACCTGCTAGGGCTTCGGCTAGTTGAGCCTGCTTCTCACGTATTTGGCGCAAGACTACTTCGATTAGTTTGTTGTCCATTACTCACCTTTTTTGGGGGGTTTGTTTGGTTGTTGGTTACGTTG